GAGAGCTTGACTCTGTGCCTGAACAGCCTGTTCTTGCATATTAGGTTCATTGCGCGGAGGCGGCGGAGGAGTTACCAGAGCATCAATGTTGTTGATGCCCATCTCCTTACCAATCTGTCGAACAAGGTTGTAGATGTTGTCAGGAGAGACAATGCCCTCTGTCTGAGTAGCCACTTTCTCGATAAACTGAGAGAACGTTGCCAGATTAGCCATACGGTTGTTCTGGTCTCCGTAACCGATACCAACCTTAATATCTACGTCTAGGTCTTCGCGCCAGCTTGCGGGGTCAATTTCCTGATAGGTGTTATTGATACGAACAATCTTTTTGCGGTCTTCGTAACGCTGGACAAGGTTGTAGATCGACTTGAACATATTACGAACGCCGGTCTCTGCAAACACCCTGGCAATCAGTTCTAGGCGACCTTGGGCATTTGTAAGAGCACCTTGCACAGCACCCTGTGTTACGTGGCTCTTAAGAACGTCTGCTGACAGACCCTGCGTCTGAGGGTTAACACCGGTGCGTCCAGATTTGATACCTTCCCAATACTCAAGCATTTGGAAGGCTGCAGGCTGTAGGGCCGGTGTGGTGATCGGCTGCAGCGCGTTGGGACCACGAGTACGGACAATACCGCCCGGACGGTTGGTCAATAGGTCATCAATGTTGACCTGTCCTTCGACAACCTGGAATCGACCGTTGTTTGCCAGATACATATTGTCCAGCAGGTTACGGGTCAGGGTCGAACGAATAAGCTGAATATCCTCTACAGTCTCTGCCACCGAAAGGCCAAAGAACTTGTGAGGAATCGGGATTGGGCAGACAGAGCTAAACGGGATATAGTCGATAGGCTCACAGTCTAGGATAATGTCTCCCGAGTGTGTAATTTTGTGAAGGACGCTGGTTCCATCTTCTTCCATGTCCAAGCGTGTGTAAGATTCAAAAACTTGAACCTTAACTTCCGAGTCTTCTGCAGCTTGGTTGGGGTAGGTGTTGGTGGAGTCATACGAGTGACGCGCCATGTACTCTTGGCTCGTGGTGATGTCGTCTGCTCCGGCTGAGTAAGCTGGGAGATCGTACACCATCTCTTCGTCGTAACCCATGCGGATAAGGTCGTTACGGGTCTTGTGAGAGCGGTGGCAGATAAACCGAGCGTCTTCAATAGACTTGGCACCTGCGTTAATCAGGAACTCTTCAGGCGGCACGTTTTCAATTGTTACTTTGCCGTTAAAAACTGTACGAGTAAACACAGCGTCGTGGAAAATGTCCTCGACAACTACCTGCTCCCCGGTCATGGGGTCAATTGCAGTGCGTTCTACAATTGTTTCTGTGTGTTCCTGAAGCTCTAGCTCGTCGTCGTTCAACAGAGACTGGTACTCAGACTGGGTCAGGTTCTCGTATTCTTCGGTGGTGGTGTCTTCGATCTCTTCCCAGTAGTGCTTAACGATGCCAACTTTCTGCATCAGCGCGTCCAGGAACATATTGTAGAGCACCATGAAACCGTCGTTCTGCTTATAGAACACATGGTTTACATAGTTGGTAGCCTGTTCAGCCACCGCCACGTCTTCGGGGCTTTCTGGTACAAACTCTACTACATTTTCACCGGCTGTAAAGATACGCATCAAGGACGGCATCATCCACATGAGGGTATCTTGAACATCTGTGACAACTACCTGAGAACGTCCGTCCTCTTCGTTGCCAAAGGGTTCACCATAGAAGTACTCCATGGATTTTTCACGCTGAGAGCTAATCTCAGAGTCGTAATAGGTAGAACTCCCGTTGATCTCTGTGTCAACAAGGGCGATGATCTCATTATCGTCTAGATAAGTTGCCATGCTTAGGACTTCTTTGTTTTCTTTTTGGGAAAGCCCTTTTTCATATTCGAGTAGGCTTTTGTAGAGATCGTGCTATTCTTTTTGCTCCGGGAGATACCTTTGCGCTTGCGCTTGTTGATGTTCGCGTAGAGACCTTGCTTTGCCATGTTTACGCCTTCCCTTTGCCTTTGCGTTCTTTACCATATCCGCTGGCATACGCTGCTCGTCCTTGACGTTCTGCGGCTGCGCGAGTTTTGTAGACCTTGCCTTTACTTCCCCAACGATACCCACCTTTGACCTTTCTAACTGGCATTAAACAATTCCCGGTGAATTATACTGAATCTTGGAGTCAAAGTTGTACTTACGGTACACTGTTTTGCTTTTGCCACGCTCTCCAAACCGTTCTACAGAAAGGGCAGCGTAGCGCATTGCACTTAGAAGGTCATCTTTGACCGGAACGACTTTACCGTTTTTACGATGGTAGAGACGAAGCTCTTCCAGAGTTTCAGTGCAAGACTGGAATATCTGGAGACGACCTGTTTCAAAGCGTTGTAGTAGTTCACTGATACCTGCCTCGATAGAGTTGTTTCCCTTAGTGGCACCGTCAACTGGAGGGTTTGAGAAGTGCTCTGTGAGCATATAGACCCCCAAATCTCTGTACTGCTGCGCCAACTGTACTCCGCTGCCCTTGTCGTGCTGTAGCCCGTCGTGGGGAAATGCCACTGGTAATGCCGGTGTTCTAGCGTTAATTACTGCCGCGTGGGTCAGCGGTGTTTCCTTGCTTCTACGGTACTCGTCGTAGATATAGATAATGTCGTCGTCAGGGTCTAAAGCAGCCCACGATACAGCGGTGGGATGGTCAAAACCAAAGTCGATAGCAGCTATGCACAAAAAGTGGTCTGGTATTTCAAAATCTTCACAAACTATGTCTTCTTCACTTACCGGATAGACAAGGCCAGAGCCGAAGACCGGGATACCTTTGGACCTCATCTCCCTCTCTGCTGGACTATAGACCGCCAGTAGCTGCGTCTTGGTCTTTTCGTCCAAGTGGTCCACGTCGTCCCACGTTGCCGTACACATCGACTGTCCGGGCTTCAAGTCGTTCAGAAACGAACTTACAACGCTGGTCATGCCCCGCTCTGGGGTAAACGTCATATAGACAATCCCGTCAGTGTCAGCGGTTCGGGTGATACACTGCGAGAAAATCTCGTGCTTAGGTTCCTCGTCGAGCCAGACAACGTCGATTGCCTCGCCCATGAACTTCTCAAAACCCTGCTCGTAGGCCTTGAAGGCTATCTGCGAGTTACCCCCGCTCTTGTGCTTTACCAAGGCACTGGAGAAGGCGTTAGGCACTCCCGGCTTACGCACTGTGGATACAATCTTGTCCAAGGGGACTGCACCTTTGCCCAGTTGTGTAGGGTCTTGAGGTGAACCAAACAGTTCCTTTTGGATAATATCCCGCGTTGTATCGTTACTCTCACCAGCAGCCCATACCTTCACAGGCTTCTTAAATCGTCTACCCTCCCACCACTCAGGGTACTCTCCTGTTAGGTGGTACGCGGTTTCAACGGCTCCGCAGTAAGTCTTACCTACGCGGTTAGCCGCCATTAGAATACGTTGCGGACAATCTTTGCCCTGAGCGTGAAACTTCTTCTGGTAAGGGTAAGCTTTGTAGAAACTGATTCTGTTTGTTTCTACACGTTTTTGCTTTTCCTTAAGAAGCTCCAGTACATCCTGTTTCACAGTTGTGTTAACTCTTGTCTTTGAACGGAATTACGTTCTCTGTGTCCAGTAGTTCTTTAATCTGTTCGTCGAGTTCCTTGTCAGACATCTCGTGAACTTCTTTAAATACCGTTTCCTGCCGCTGGATCGCGTCGTAGCCTGCGCGAGACAAAATATCCCTGGCAGCGTTGAGCCGAACATTCTCACTGTCAGCCGTCCGCATAAGCTCTTCTAAGACGTTTAGAGCCAGTGTGGCCGTCTCGCTTACCCGTTCCTTGATCCGGTTCTCTATGTGCAGCCAGAGGTGCTTCTGGAGCCGTTTAGAGCGGTGTTTGGCCATGCTCTCCTTTGGCTCTGAGTAACCTGCTGCGTAGAACGCTTCCAGCGGTTCCATCTTTGAATCAACCAGAGCAATGAGAAAAGCCTCTTCCTTTTCAGTAAGAGACTTGTTGATCGGCTTTGGATTGGAATAGTCAGCGTAACGTGGCAAGATTTATTCCTTTATATTGTACAACCTAAGGATAATGTATCCTTACACTAAGTATACAATAAAGTAACAATGGTGTCAACAGTAGTGTTGAACAATTTTTTACTCCCCCCGAAAATGAACGCAAAGGACATATAATACTTTTTGGCACGCGGGGGGGTCTCGACATTTAACAACAGTGTAACAATCCTGCCTCAGTGTAACAATCTTGCAACAGGTGAACAAAGCGTGAACATCCGATCGATGATAACAATGCAACACTACTGTGACAATGTTGTTACATATTGTACAATAACAAGGTGTTACACAATTGTGTCCAATGTTGGGCAGATTTGAAATATTCTAGAGAGAGCGAGAGGGTGCGAAGAGGACATGTTATGTTATTACATCACACTGTTATATCACGATATGCGTTTGTAACATAGCTGCATTACCTGGAACGAATAGGTACCATACAAGCTATATAAGCGCCATACAGAGCCGTTGGATCGTTTGGTAGGTGCTACCATATGGAAGACACTCAACACGCACTGGCGGTGCCTTCACGGCCTGGAAACATATGGGGAACAGACTAAGGCGATAGTGTGACAATGTCAGGACCATATTGTGAACGTATTGCAAAGCGCGGCGGTTGGGCTTAGTATCTGAGAAGGTAAACTTAAAGAGGAAAATACACGATGATAGTTAAAGGTAAACCATTGGACACGCTAGCAGCGGAAGCGATCCTGTACGATTGGGCCTGCGGCAACCTTGAAACATCACACGCAAAAAGGGCCGTCTCCGCGCTTGGTTTCACTATTGATTTCAGACAAGCAGACATGGGCAACTGGTTAGAGGCGGAATACCGCGACGGTTCAGCCGTAACTCTTTACATATAGGAGAACAAACACATGACTGACACAACGCACAACGGTTGGACAAACTACGCAACATGGCGCATCGCGCTTGAGTGCTTCGACGGCATGGAATCGTGTCGCGGCATGAGTGCAAGCGATTGCGAGGATATGGTCACAGAGCACATTGAGTCGCAATCCCAAGCCCTCGCTCGTGACTATGCGCTGGCGTTCCTTGCTCAAGTAAACTGGCACGAGATTGCCGAGCACCTCGCGGATGAGGAGGCGGCTTAGATTGCAAAAACTAGGACATGGCTTTAAGCTGTGTCCTATCTTGTGCAATCTTGAAACAGAGAGGGATAACAATGAAAATTCTAATAGCGTGCGAGTATAGCGGTAAAGTACGCGACGCATTCGCCAAGCTAGGACACGACGCCACCTCGTGCGACATACTGCCTAGCGATGCACCGGGAAAGCACTATCAGGGCGACGTGACAGACATACTCGGTGACAGTTGGGATATGATGGTTGCGTTTCCGCCGTGCACTCACCTCGCGGTTAGTGGTGCGCGGTGGTTCGCTGAGAAAAAAGCAGATGGTCGCCAACAGGCGGCGCTAGACTTTGTACGCCTGCTGATGGACGCGCCCATTCCGCGCATCGCAATTGAGAACCCCGTGAGCATCATCAGCAGCCACATCCGCAAACCGGACCAGACCATCCAGCCGTGGCAGTTTGGGCATGGTGAGACAAAGCGGACGTGCCTATGGCTGAAGGGACTTGCTAAACTAACGCCAACAAACATTGTAGAGGGACGTGAACAACGCATCTGGAAAATGCCACCAAGCGAGGACCGCTGGAAACTACGAAGCCAGACATATCAGGGAATTGCAGACGCAATGGCAAGCCAGTGGGGACAATAGAGATGACTAACTATCAGACTGAATTTCCAGATTTTGCTATGGACGTTATTATTCCAGATACATGGGAAGACATTAGCTACCACAACGACGCCTGCCCTTCATTTTACGCAGGTGTAACGCAGGAAGGATACAACGTAAAAGTTTGGGTTGACTATGCCGACCCGAAGGAACGCGAGTTTTCCGAAATGAATAGGTTTTGTGTCGTTATAGAAGACAACCTACTTATCGAAACCGACACGCATGAGGGCAATGACTGGGACGCAGTGCTAAAATTCGTAAAGGAACAAAAACTATGATAGACATTATCATTTGCACCATTATTGTCACAATTGTATACTTAGCACTCGATCAACTTCTAACAATCTTGTGGAGAGAGGACGACTAAATGGAACACCTTTGTCAACATTGCTACAAAACTGCTACCATTAAGACAAAGGGCAGGCTAATGTGCGCTGTCTGCTGGATGCTCAGGGAGGCCAAGCGAAGGGCTGGAGGCCTAGGATGAAAACATGCACACGTTGCCAGACAAGCCTAGAGTACATCATCACCATTGACTACTTTGACCACTATTATTGCCAAGGTTGTAACAGAGAAGTATATTACAACTACGAAGTAGTAACTCACGAAGACAAGCTAACGGAGACATACGGAGAATGACGACAAAGATAGACATAGTAGACGAGATGAGCCTGTGGTTCACCCTTGTCAACAAAGGGCTAGACCCAAGCACTGTTAAATTCTACCAAGAACTAGCAGACATAAACGGTAAATCTTCGTCTCTCTACTACCTCATAGAGGCCATAGAGGGCTTTAAAGACTTTCTCTCTCAGGAGCCAGACATCTACGAATGGAAGGAAGAGGAATTTTATTTCCAATAAGGGAGTTGACAGATTCAGAAACCAGTGTATAATTAACAATATTGTTACACAGTTGTGAACACAATTGAGAACACAATAGAGATTAAACACTCTTAGTATCAATATTGTTCACTTAGGGAAAACACGGTGGGCTTCCAAAATATACGGATTTTCGTATAAGTTGACTTAATACGGATTTTCGTATAAATATCAAAACCACGAGGACTACGTGGATTTCATCAATGACCTGAAGGGTAAAAAGATATGAAAATGAGCCAGAACCAGAAAATCCTCAAACACCTGAGCAGCGGGAAGAGCTTGTCTCCCCTGCAAGCCCTGGGCCTCTTCGGGTGTTACCGCTTGGCTGGTCGAATCTATGACCTCAAGCGTGCCGGTCACCAGATCGAGACCATCATCAAGAGCGACGATCAGGGCCGCACCTATGCCAGCTATGTCCTGAAGCATGACGAAGCTGCGTAAAGCGTGGCACTACTGGTGCAAAGCTATCGGTCAGAAGGCGTTCCAAGATGACCTTCGGGCCGATAGAGTTGCGCTAATCAGGACAGCATGGGTTGTCTTGCACATTGTCACATGTGTGTTCATCATTGCCCATAACGGGATCAGGATGAACCTGTGGAGTTTTTAAACTAATGTCTAACATTAAGGAGCAGAAATGAACATCATAAGTTTAGGTGCGGGGGTGCAGTCGTCCGTTATGGCGCTGATGGCTGCGGAGGGTGAGCTTGGGCCAATGCCTGATTGCGCCATCTTTGCCGACACGCAGTTTGAACCAGCCGAGGTCTATACGCATCTTGATTGGCTGGAGACTCAGCTTCCGTTCCCGGTTCACCGCGTGACCGCTGGAAACATTAAAACAGACACAATCAGCGGCCTTAATTCGACGGGGCAGAAATTTTCTGTCATCCCGTTTTTTTCTGGGTCGGGCATGGGTCGTCGGCAGTGTACCCGCGAATACAAGATTGCACCGATACGCCGCAAAATATCTGAGCTTCTTGTGGGCAAAAAAACGCCGGGTGCCGTCCGCCAGTGGATTGGAATTTCAACCGACGAAGCGGCGCGAATGAAGCCATCTGGTGTCAAGTATGTGGAAAGCGTTTGGCCGTTGATTGACGTTGGGATGTCGCGGCAGGACTGTCAGCGATGGTTTGAGTCTCATTATCCAGGACGAAAATTAGCCAAGAGTGCGTGTATTGCGTGTCCTTTTCACAACGACCAAAATTGGCGCGACATGAAGGCGAACGACCCAACGTCCTGGGCGGAGGCCGTTGATTTTGATAATTCCATACGCGACAGCGGTTCTGGAGGGAGGAGCCAATTTGTCCACCGCTCCTGCAAACCTCTTGATGAAGTTGATTTCCGAAGTTCTGAGGAACGCGGCCAACTAAATATGTTTAACGAGGAATGTGAAGGGATGTGTGGCGTATGACAAAAGTCACCGACATATTCGGCGGCCACAGTTTACGAGGTATCAGGATGAACCTTTGGAGTATTTAACATGAGGTGCGCGATATGTGACATAGTACTGCCGGTACTGAGCAAAGACGACATCTGCAACGTGTGCAACTGGCACATCAAGGACGCACTGGGACAAACAGACCCAACTGCTCCCGCTATAGAACAGGAAAACGTAAATGATCTTATCACAAATAATGGCCCTTCTTCTATCGAAGGCGATCAAGATTGAACAAAAGCTGAAAGCCCCCAAAAACCAGAAGGACAACTGAGAACATGGACAGAAACGAATGTCTTGAAACTGCAAAAGCACTGATCAACGGTGACCGTGCTGCAGACTACGGCTCTGCCTACGAGAACCACAACAGGATAGCGTCTCTCTGGTCCCGCTATGTCTCATCCAAGTCAAAGGTTCAGGTTCAGTTGACACCTATGGACGTGGCTCATATGATGATCCTGCTGAAGGTGGCCAGACTCATGCACTCAGGGACCGACGACTGCTACGTGGATATTTGTGGATATGCTGCTCTGGCGGCAGAGATGGATAAGGAGTATACTAGGTAATGGAAACCACTTCCCAAGTCAGCAAGTCGCACCAACCGTGCGAAGACTGTGGCTCCAGCGACGCGCTGGCAGAGTATGACGACGGACACACCTATTGCTTCAGTTGCAACCAGCACCGGAAAGAGATTGATAACGTGTCGAACATTGAGGACTACAAGAAGCCAGAGCCTGACACACGGTGGCAAGACCGGAAGATCGGCGGGGCCATCGCTGAGTTCTACGAGGTAAAGGTCCAAGATGATATTGTCTATTTTCCCTACTTCTGTGACGGAGTTCTGAAGGCCAGCAAGCTACGTATGCCG